ATTTTTCTTGTCTTATTTTATCCTTTTCATCAAGAACGATATTTCCATTTGATACGATTCCTTTTAATTTTGGTATTATCATATTTTTATCTTAACTAATTATTAGAATGGTATATCTTCTATTGCTTCTTCTATCGCTTCATCTATTTTTTTATCTTTTATTGGCTCTTTTTTCTTATCTCCAAAGAAGAACTCTTCTACAACTATCTGATTGTAATTTTTATAACTGCCATCTGGCTGTTTTACTGATTTATTATTTATCCGTCCTTCTATTCCTAATTCATCTCCTTTCTTAACATATTTTTCTATCGTTTCAGCAACTGAGTCCCACGCTATCATATTGTGATAGCAAGTTTCAGTCTTATTTTCTCCATCTTTACCTCTAAAGAATCTATTGGTGGCAAGCGTAAATCTTACCATTGGATAATTGTTCTCAGTGATAGATGAAATAACATCTGATATAACTTTTCCAACTAAGATTACTTTATTTATATTCATATCTCTTTATATTTACTCACTAATCTTGTAATTTCTGCCTCTGCTTTTTCAAAACCTTCTTTCAATTTACTAAACATTTCTTTATCAGGTTCTAATCTGAATATTTTCATACTCTTTTCAAAGTTAGGATTGTAGAATACTAAATCGCACCACTTCCGCTCTAAGATAAGCATATTCATCTGACATTGCCAGATATAAGCGTTATCTATTTTTTCATTCATTAGTAGGTTAAAGTATGTTTTATCATCTGGACATTTTATCTCAATCATTCCATCTTTTCCTACAAGTCCATCTGGACTGCACCCTACAAAATCGTTGTATTCAGCAAATCCTATTTCTTCAACTTCTACATCATTTTGAAGTTCATACATTGACCTTGCGATTGGCTCTAATTCATTTCCTCGCTCGGTATGCTCGTTGCTATAATGTTCTTTTTCAGATGATGAAAACATCTCAGCTACTACTTCTAATATGTAATTCTCCAGTCCTTTTCCGTTGTTTCCAATGGCTTGAGCGTGGGAAGCTGTCACCTTCCCCACTCTTATTTCAAACCATTCAGGACTTCCTTGATTTATGTCTTTGTATATCTTCATTTTTTTTCTTTTTTTACATCTTTATTTTTTTCTTTTAACTCTTTGCTTTTGTTGACTATGAAATCATCAAACTCCTTTCCTATTCCTCTGTTTTTAGCATAGAACTTTCTTAATTCATCTATGTCCTTAATCTTATCTGCTTCTTTTTTTAGTTTCTCTATCTTTTCAAACTTCTCAGCTGATTTTTCTCCTTCCTCAATCACATACTCACTCATTTCTTCGTAAGATGCGATTTCTCCGTCTGCAAGTAGTCCTAAGAATGCTAATGCTCTTCCAACAGATATTGTTTCCAGTTTTTCAAATGCTTTCGTTCCTGTCAGTTTTCCTAAAGAGTGTCCAGTAAAGAATCTATCAGGATTAGTTGTATCAGGAGTTATGATTGTTTTGAAACAAATCATTGACTCCGTTAGATTATAAGATGTTTCAATCCGACCTGATTTATAAGTCTTATGAAACTCTTTTAATCGCTCTGATACTTTTGCGTATTCAGATCCACTAATGTTTATTGTATTTATTTTTTTAGTTGCCATATTTTTTTATCTTAATTATTTCTTAATTATTTTTATCTCTCCCTCTCAGGGTCTCCTACATCCTCATCTTCAATTACACACTCCTGTAAATCCTCAATGAAGTTTTCTAATACTTCTTTGAGATATTCTTCTGACATTTCCATTCCTCTGAAATCGTGAGCATACTGCTGAATTAACTCTTCTTTTGTCATATTTTTATTTTATTTAATGTTAATTATTATCGCCGACCTTTTTATCTTACAGGTGCGTCTATCACGATTCCGTGATAATCGCACATTTGTTTTTCAAGGGAGGTTATGTAAAAACCTCCTTGATTTGTTGGAGAGTATAAGAAGTTTTCATATCTCTCCGCATTGGCTTGGAGCTTGTAGCATTCTACTTGCTCTAAGGCATCAAGTGCTTTGTCTCCGCATATTAAAAGAACAGCGAATAGCACGACCACCGCTATTGCTGTTCCCATTGTTCCTATTATTTTTTCTTTATCTTTTTTATTCATAAATCTTAATTATTTTTTTATCTTAATTATTGCCGACCTTTATCTTTATTTCATTATAATACTCCCCTTATTTTTTTTGTCAAGTGTTTTTTTGCCCACGTTCCTTTTCAAGTTGTATTTATTGATATAATAGTAAACTCCTTGAGGACTGGTGCGTAAAGATATCGCTATATCTATCACGCTGTTTCCCTTATTAAGGAGTTCTTGTATAATTGGTATTTTTTTATTGTTTAGCATATATTTCCATTTTACTCTTATTATTATTTTTTGTCAAGTGTTTTTAGTATCTACCACCATCACACCCGCATTGCTCGTCTCTTGGATGCCATCTTTTACAATACTCGCATTGCCATTGCCCTTGTTTTTTTCTTCTTAAATCTTCTATTTTTTGAGCAGAGTATATTCCGGAGATTGAATTGACTGATATTGTTTCTCCTTCAACTTCTATGAGTTTGTTTTCTTTTGCTTTCAAAATCAGTTCCGATATTTTTTCTGCTTGATTATCATCTACCCAGATTTCAATTCCTTCTCTTGTTAAAAGACATTTCGTTTTGTTTGTTAATTCTTGGTTCATATTTTTATTATTTTAGATTCCTTCTTTTCTCTATTTTTATGATTTATTATTGATGCCATTTTATCTCTTAATTGTGTTGGGGTTGTTATTGTCGGGAAGTATTGTTCTCCCTGATGCTCTTTGATGTATAGAATCATTGCTTCAAGCTTATCAAAATCATAGTGATTTACTAAAAACTCAGCGTCTGCTCTGAGTGTTTTGTTTTGAAACTTTATATTTGGATTTAGATTTTCATAAAATAATCTTAAAAGCTCTTGAACATCATTGCGAGGTTTATCCTCGCAAGTTATATTACTTATATTATTATCTATATTATTATCTATATTAATATGGTTAGCTTTTTGGCGAACTCTGCCTTCGCTTTTTGGCGAACTCTGCATTAGCTTTTTGGCTAACTCTGCCTTCGCATTACTATGTAAGATTCTATGTCTTCCATCAAACTTTTCTTCCCAAATCAAGTCCTTTTCTTTAAGTTTTTTAATCATTCGGGATATTGAATTTTTTTTCTTAATTCCTAAGAAATTAGCAAAGTATTCATTAGAAGCATAACATCCCTTCTTATCAGTATCTAAAGAGGTAATTTCTACTAATAGAATTTTTTCTGTCCAACTTAAATCTTCCGCAAGATAGATTTCTCTTGGTATCCATACTCCTAAAAATTCTCTGGGCTGTTTTTCATTTTCCATATTTTTTATTGAGGTAAGGAAAAGGGTATAACCTCGTTGCAAGTAGTCATACCCTTTTCATTATCTGCAACGATTATAATTATATTTTCATTATACATCCCCTATTATTTTTTGTCAAGTGTTTTTCAAATGTCATCTATTTTCTTTGTCAAAAAAAAGACAGGGCAGAGTTATTCTACCCTGTTTGTAGACGGCTCTTTGTGAGCGGTCTTTTCTGGCTGTTCAATGCCAAGTTCTTTATAAAAATCAGAAAGTGGTTTTTGTTTTCCATCCCACCAAATGAAAGTAGTTTGTTTACCTTCTTTTTTTGCCATTCTTTACACCTTCCTCAATTGCTTTCTCTAATGTCCTGATGTAGAGTTCAGGAAACATCTGAAGTATTTCGTTCTCCTTTTCTCTTATCTGCTCGTGAACCATTCTGTGGCAGTCAGGACATAGATAAATAACTTTGTTGTTGCTTTCATCGTATCCCCATACCGCCCGAGGGAACTTGTGATGCCTGTTGCACCATTTTAGTTCCTTACAGATCGGACAAACAAGTTTTCTCATATCAACTTCCTCCAATTTCTAAAGAAGTAGTTTGCGTTAATTGCTTTGTCATCAATTAACAGGTCAAACTCTATCTTTCTGTCTCCCATAATGAGAGTGTTATACCAAACATCATTGTTCTGTAGCCAATGCTCAGTTTCCTTCCTGTGTGAAGGATGTCTTGATGTGTATATCACTATCTGGTAGCCAGCACGATAAAGTCGTTTTACTACTTCAATGTTTTCAATAATCGGTTCAGGGTCCTTTTCAGGACCATAGCAGAGTGTCCCATCAAGGTCTACTGCTATAACAGCATACATTGGTAGTTCCATTTACATCACCTCTGATTTTTTAACTTGTCAATGAACTTTCAAAGAACCATAACAAAAAAAAGGCAACCTAAAAAGCAATTGCCTTATCTTTGTTATGTGTTTCTTTTCTCATTATCTATATTATATGATACTAATTTTTTTTGTCAAATTTCTGTAACAAAACTTGACTTTTCTCGTCTAATATATTGAAGTAGTAAAAACTAAAAAGCTTTTTGTGCCAACTTATGTCCCGCTGAGGGTGGTTGGCTTTTTTTATTCTGCGAATAATTCTCTGTAAATCTCTCTTCTGATGTCTTTAGGCAAAGATGAGACATCAATGGTCAGTCCATATACCACTTTTTTGTCATTTTTTGCCACTTTAGAGCCGTTTTGCTCTCTATTTGGTATAATTACTTGTTTTTTGTTTTTTATCGCCTTAAATCGTCAATTTTGGCCTTCTGACAATGAATCTCTGATAAACTTATCAAGAGCTAATAATGCTCCCGAGATTCCTCCGAATGCTCCTGCTAATGTCAATGCTCCAAGCCAAGTGCTGAAATCACTCCAGCTCTCTGTTGAAACAGGAACTATGATTATCATTGCTGATATCGCTCCTGAGACAAAACCCCTGACGAATCTCATTAGTGCCCTTTTTATTATGCCATTATTCATATTTTTTATTTATTTATTATTACGATTTAGAACCTCACGGGTCTTCGGTCCAACATAACCTGAGACGGGTGAGATTTTATTATCCCGCTGATAATTCTTAACCGCTTCTAAAGTTAGGTTTCCAAAGTATCCTGTTGGCTCTCTAATGAATAGGTATCCTTCTGATATTAGAATCTCTTGTAGTTTTGATACTGCTGGACTCCTCATTCCGTAATATAGGTCATAGTCAAATCTGTATTTTATTTTCTGTGGTTCTTTTGTCTTGATGTTGAGTAAATCCTCAAAGTACCAACTGGCCGTTATTCTACCGCTTGTAAACCAATCTTCCGTTATGAATCTCTGAGTAATTTTTCTAAATCCCCAACTCTCGTCTACTACGATTGCTCTTTTTCCATTTTTAATAGTAAAATCAATTCCAGCAACTCCGTGATGGCAAGATAGTTTTGACTTAGGATTGATTATCGGGACTTCTAAATCCCACTCATCGTAGTCAAATCTGAATCCCAGTAGCACTCCCTTGCCTTGATTGATAACAGATGCGATGCTGTCTATGTTAAAAGGTGTTGAAATGTAGTTTCCGCCCGCTAAGATACTGCCTGTCATTTCTGTAAATGTTGTTCTGTCATCTGCTTTGTTCATTTCCGCTTCTCCCTTGCCGTTTGATGGCATTAGGTATTCAAGAGTTATTCCTTTCTCGTGTCCGAGTTTCATTGCTTCTCTAAAGTTCATACCACCGCCATTGTTAGTTCGTCTCGTATATAAATCTCTTGCTGACAAGGGGAAGTATCTGCCTTCTTCAAGGTAGTTCTCAATGGCAAGTATTTTTGCTACGGCGTTGGCAACACAGGAACTTGACTGACTTTGGTCCTTGACTTCAAACTGCCTTATGCCTTTTTTCTCTATCCAATTAACAGGAGGAAACATTCCAACTTCTTCAAGTTGGTAATCTCGCTCGTCTATCGGGTCTATGATTGCTCCGTTGTATGTTTTCATATTTTTATGCTTCTACTTCCCACAAGAATCCTGTTGATTCCTGAGGAGGAGTTCCTTGTATTGTCCACTCCAAGACGAAGTTTGTTTTGTCCGCGCTCTTAATTCTTGCTCTTACATTGCCCTTTCCTCCACCAGCCTGCTTATTACCACAGAATAGAATCTCTGCTCCAGCTAGAGCACCAAAGCCGAGTGCGATAACTCTTTGTGTATATCCTTCTTGATAGTATCCCTCAATGAGTTCTCGCTTATAATAGGTCGCAGACCCGATACTACTTAAAACTTCCCCCCCGCATTCACTATCTATAGTGCCGATTATTCTTATTTTTTTAGGAATAGATTTAAGTCCGTGAGCTATCGTTTGGTCTCCACTACCTGCTGAAGTACTTTTGTGTTCTATTCCTTGATTATACTTTATTGGTTTGTTAATGTATTGAAATTGCGTTCCATCGTAGACAACAAGAACTATCTGACCTGCTTGAATATCGCCACTATCTAATCTTATCAATCCATCATCGCTAATCTTTAGTATTTCTTTTGCTCCGAGATTATCAACATTTAATGTGCAAGATGTAGTATATGTCCTATCAACATTCGCTACATCTGCCTTAAAAGCAATAATCATTCCTTTCTTGAGTTCTGTTAATCCTAACTCTATTGCGTAAGCATCTGAACCCTCTTCACTCTCTCCGTAGAGATTAACTTCTTTCCACACCTCTTCAAAGTTTTCATTTACTTCTTCTGCTAAGATAGGGTCTCCAGCATTAAATGTATTTTTTGGTCTTGCCATATTTCTATTTTTTAACTTTCTTCTTCTTTATTTGTAATCGTGAAAGTACTTCTTACTAATAGTGCGTCTATTTCTTCCTTCTCCCAATTAACCGCAACTCTATTCCACAACACATCATTATCAATAAGATATCCGAACTCCTTAAATGTTCCAGTAACTTCTGCTTGACTGAAATAAGCGTCAACATACATTATGTTATCTTCTGCTGTTGCTGATATAACATTGTTTCTGTAAACTTCAGTTTCAAGTTCTAAATCTGTGATTGCTGGAGGGTTTGTTTCTCCTGTCCCTAAAACTGCTTTGTCAATTCTCAATGCTTCCGAGTATTCTCCTGCCATCTTTTTCCACATAGTTTCAATCCCTTTATTGGTTACTATGTTTTCAACTATATCAATCTTGATGACCTCTCCATCTCTTATAAAGAATGCTGTGTGAATACCTTTAATTTTCATTTTATTTTTTGTTTTTTTCATATTTTATTGCCACTTAGATATATTAAAAACTCCTTTTACTTTTTCGTCATCAATTCCTGTTGGGAAGTAAGGAGCGTAGACAAATGTTGGTTCTACATTATTATCGTACACATCCTCAGATATTTCAAGTGCTTCTTCTGGGACTATTTCTGGCTCCTGTATCTCGTTAATTTCTTCTATTTCTAACTGCTCTGAAATGAATAGTGGTCTTACTAATATCTCATCAATCTCTTCTTCAATAATTCTGTTTCCGATGCGTAGTTGTCTTATTAAAAAATCAATTATACCAAGTGTTCTCAATGTTGCTAAACTAACTTCGTAATACATTTTAGTATTGCTCTCGTATGTCAGATAGACTCTCTGTATTAAGAAATCCTCGTTAATTCCTAAACTCTCACTCTCTATGTTAATAACCATACCTGCTCTCAATCCT